GACTTTAAAGCTTCTAACATTCTTTGATAGACCGCATCTTCTGTAAGTTTGTCATTATATCTAAATATAACTAGAGCAATTCCTTGCTCTCTACAAAGCTCTATCTTTCTTTTATCTCTCTCAATAGATCTTTCAAAATCTTCTTTAGAATTAAAGAATCTACCAGTGTAATAAAAATGCTGTCGTCCATGATACTCTGCTCCTATTTTATATTTTGGACAGAATATATCAAGCTTTAGTCTTTCACCAACATGATATTCATTAATTATTTTTTCATTGGGCAATAGCTTTTGCATTATTGAGGTTAATGCAGCTTGTCCTCTAGACATTTTTCTATGCTTAGATTTAGCCCAAGAAAGACCTGATGACTGAATTTTCTTGTTCAAAAATGATAGGGTCCAACCAAGTTCTTTAGCTATTTCAGTTAAGGAAAGCGAAGACTCCATCAAGAGATCTGTCATATACTCTATGTCATCTTCGTCGTATTTGGTTATATCCTTAGGCATATCACTGCCTATTCGTTATGCTAAACACCTTACCAAAATCTAGTATTGACATATCTGTCTTAGACCACACCTTAGAAGCTAGGGCAGAAGAAAGAACTGGACAGTCAAATATGCAGTAATCTAATTCAGATGAATTATCTACAATTGAATCTACAATTGAATCAATTCTGTCATAAAAGTCATTATAAGGAACATGAATGATTTTTGAATTAATTCCAATAATATTTTGTATGTTCTTTTTTTCATGAAAAGTTACAACAATATTTTTACTGTACCTAATATAGAAATTAATAAAACTTTCAAAAGCTACCTTATTATTTGTAAACATGTTCTCAAAAACTCCAGCATCATAGACTGTTGAGTTTGACAGTTGTGGAATATTGTTGACATCAATTCCAGATGTCGGACTAAAGATATAGTCTGGTAGCGCCTTAAAAAAGTTCTTGTCATTTAAAGACAAAGTGTTTTGCACTGCTTTAGTAAAATACTTTGGTGGTCTCTTCTCTGCTGGCATTCTACCAGAAGCCACCATTAAAGCAGACTTAGGAAAGGAAACGTAACCAAACCTATTTTTATTTGACATTAAGTATGTTAGGTCTATAATGCTTTCTTTAAAATTTTTAACAATCATACAAGCTCCAATGTTTGTTGTCCAAATACACCCCATGGTATAAGAACTGGTTCTTTATCTAAAATAGATTGTAGGTGAATTATATTATGGAACTCACCTTTATCTAAGGTCATGTATCTTTCATATTTAGACTGTTTATCTTCATCTTTTATGTAACCCATATGCTGCATTACAAAAGGGTTTTCAAACCAATAGTTTCTACTTCTAACCCAAGACTCTACGTATGTAGGCTCTGATCCGCAAGCCAATCTTTTATCTCTGTAAACACCATCTTTAGCAAATCTGAAAATTCTAAAAGTATTATGAGGTGCCCACATTTTATCAACCCTATAAGATGTTGAATTCCACATTTCATATCGTCTAACATTAGCAACATCAAATGGAGACTTAGTTAAAACATCACCTATTGATTCGTTTGTTTTTGTATATAACTTTTCGTCAGCATCTATAGCAACAATCCAGTCTCCTGGCTTTGCGTGATTTGACAGGTTTTTCCAAGCTTCGCTTCTTAGCATTCCTTCATGCTTTGTGAATAAAACCTCTTCTGTTTTATAAACCTGCGCATATCCAGAAGCTATCTCTGCAGTATCGTCAGTAGAACAGTCATCTGTAAATATTATTTTATCTACTTGAGTAGATAATCTTTTTAAGACATCTTCAAGATATCTATTTTCTTCGTTTCTCGCTACCATAACAGCGTAGATCATTTTAATCTCCAATTGATAAAGGGTAAGAGGAAGCGATAAACCTCCTCTTACCCTTGAACAGTAATACTAGGCTTCGATTTGCTTGTGGGCTTCGACTGCTGGAATTCTCTCAACATCTGTTGTCTTAAGAATTACTTCTCCTCGCACATTTCTGCGCCCATTGGCTAGCTTCTCGGCGTCGCTCTTGCTGTTTGCCTTGACTAGTGTTACAGTTTCTACTGTAAAGTATTTGAACTTGTTCTCTGACATATTGTTCCTTTTTTAATTTGTTGGATAATGGATAGATATATAGTCTATAGCATCTTGCAGGTTGTTTGCAAGTTTGGTTGCCATATATTTCATATATGGTCGATCTTTATTTTGAGTAGAGCACATGACTACACAAGGTTGGTCATGCATTTTGGCCCAAGCCATTTCAAAATCTGTTCCTATGTAAGCCCTATCTTCTAGTAGATATTCTACTAAAATTAAATCTGACTTTTTCTGCATGAACAAATTTTTTTGAACAATTTCATCGGGTGTCATATCTGATTCTTCTGGAATAGAAGTTGGATCGTATATTTTATATCCCAAAAACTTGAGGTTTTCTGTTGCAGATTTACGCCAACCCTTGGCGTAGTCTCCAACATAGTCCATAGCTCCAGCTAAATAAACTGTAATGCTCATACTGGCCAATGATACTCTAAATCTGATGGTTCGTCAAAGAACTGTGAATAATACTCGTAATCTTTTCTTAGAAGATTAGATCTATGCGATTTATGAAAATCTATGCCACCAAACCAATGGGGGAGTATGATATTTTTATGATCAACTTCTTCAAACTTCATATTATTTTTATAACCACGATCTATCCACTCTAAGATAGTGTAGTTCTGATATAGCTTTAGCGCTTCTTCGTACCCTGTCCACATGCGAGTGACAGGATGGTTACGCCAACCTTTAGTAGGCGTTCTTTCGAGTAATATATTAAGAACTTGAAATGTTTCAACACGTTGTTTTCCTAACCGACGATAGTCTAATACTTTTACTGACTCTACAAAATCTGGGTATGGTAGAAATGTTTGCATTATTTTTCTTTCTTGAACTCGGTGAAAGTTTTATCTCCAACACCATAATACTCTCTTGCTAGTCCAGAAGCAACTATGTCCGTATTTAAACATGCTCCTGCTTCATTCCATACTCTAGCAAGAACTCTTCCATATTTCTCGTTCTTATCAATAATTGTTTCAATTTTTACTTTATGATTTGCTGCTGTCAACCATTGATCAGTAAACTCTTTAGCAGCTAAGCCCATCTTCTTTTCTTCAATATTAGAAGTTCTGCTCTCTGGGGTATTAACGCCATAAAGACGAACTCTTCCCTTCTTAAGGGTGTCAAATCCCAAGTCAATAACAATATCAAATGTATCGCCATCAACTACCTTTTTAACTTCTGCGTTATATATCCAGGGGTTTAATTTATCTGTCATTTTAATCTCTTTCTATTCCAAAATGGTCACATGCTTTTCTAAAAATTTCTCTACTAATTGGAAAGTATTTATCAACCTCACTAATACCTTCGTTTGGTCTTGGTGTAGATGCATGCCAACTGTGACCTATCGACACTGTGCCGTCATAAACAACATTGTATCCCAAGTGTCTTGCAAAATATGCGCACCAAGTTTCTTCGTAGTAATGAGGCGTTGGAAGAAACGCACCTTTAGCTTCTGGGTGTATTTTTTTATATTCTGGATGATTGGTCATTTCATCCCACACATCTCTTCTAACAAAAAAAGCTGAACCAAAAACTGTTACACAATTTATTCTATCCTTAAACATTGTGTCTTCTTTATCCTCCAGCATCCACCCTCTTATAACTGGATTGGAGCCAGTTCCCACAACTCCTGCGTGTGTTATTCTTCCGGATTCGTCTCTTTGTTTTACGCCAAGAATATGAACACTACGATCTTCATCAAAAATCTCTTGCACTCTTTGCACATCCGAAGAAGTCATCCATATGTCTCCGTTTAAAAGAGCGACTATATCTGAATTGCATCTACTGGCCATATCATTGCAGGCTGCAGAATATCCTATATTGTTTCTTAAGTATAAATTATCTATCTGATAATTGTGAGAATTTGATCTCATAAAATCAACAAAGGAATCTGTTGATCCATTGTCTGTTATATATAACTTCCAAACTTTTTCAACACTATCTAAATCAGAATGAAGAGTATCCATCATTCGTTTTAATAAGGGTGCTGAGTTGTAATTAACAACACAAAGGTCTATCATATTTTTGTCCTAACTATTTCGTAAGCGTCTTTAGGGTTAAGGCCTGCATCTATTAAAGATAGATACTGTTGTATGGCATTTGTTAAGTCTTCTTCAAAAAAGAATTCTTTAAGTCTGTTTCCAAACTTTGATGGATCTGATTCTGTATCTACGGTGTGATTTTTCTTAGGCTTTGAGTATTTCAGTGCTGTATACATTCCGCACAAAGCTGATACAAAAATTAATGTTTTAGTTCCAGTCTTCATCATCATCATTCATATAAGAAGGGTCAAAATAATTTTGCTCTACGTTAGACCTAATAAAAGCTGCGATTTCTATATATTGTTGTTTAGTATCTTTATCTTCTTCTTTTTTGGATAAAGATTCAAATACTTCAGCAGCTGCTATAAACCAATCTGCTGTAGCAACTAAATAAGACTCGTGTGGCTTAAGTCTAATGTTTACTTTCTTTTTTGAATTTAATTTCTTACTCATTTTCTTCTTCTACTTTATAGACACAAAGATCATTTGTGTCTGGTTCAAATGTAACAAATAATATTTTTTTTGTATTTGGATCTACACCAGCTGGTGGTGGAGATTCTACTGCTATTTTTTTAGATGAACAACCATAAACCTGGCTGACACCTTCGTATACTACTATATAATTAAGCTTTGATGCTGGCATTATACGCTTTCTTTTTCTATTTCCACTACTTCAATGGAAGCTTTGTCAAAATATTCTTTTATTCTAGGCCAATCTTTATAGTTAGAGTCTTTAAAACAAACTACTTTTTTGATCGTTGTATTACATATTAGCTTAGCGCAGCCGAAACAGGGTGGTCCATTAACATAAATTTTTTCTGGTTCCGAACTGTAATCACAGTGTATTATAGCGTTTTGTTCGGCGTGTACTGATATACAATTATCGTATACGGAACCATTTAGACTATCTTGTTGGAGCCTTGGACAGCCACCATCTTTACAGTGCTTATAATTCTTGGGTCCACCATTGTATCCAAAACCAACTATATGTCCGTGTTTATCCAAAAGTACAGCTGCATACTGCTTTTTTCCGCACGTAGAAAATATATTAGCAGCGGTTCTACATAGCTCCATATATTGGAGATCTTTTTTTGTGATACTCATATCAAATATAATATTAAACCAGAAAAAAATCCAACAATAAGCGACAATACTATTAAAATATATTTAGTATTTTTATCTGTTTCTTCCCTAATTGAATTATTAAGTGAACAAATCCAATTAATTAACAAAGCAAATATGAGTAAAGAAATAAACTGCATTACTTAGATCCTATTAGACATGAGAGAGAAACTGGATAAACAGGCTGTACCAACCTATAAACTGCATCAGCGTAGTGTTGTATTTCTACCTGCGACTCTTCTGCCATTCTTTGCGATAGGAACAACGCTACAGACTGAAGACTGCACGACCATCTATAAATGACATTTAATGAGTACGCAGGCAAAAATAATCTAGCTTGTTCAGGAGCTATTCCATTATCCATAGCCATCTTGTAAAGAGCTTCGCCAGACTCAATATATCTTCTTAGTTCAGTTGTAAAAACAGAACCTGTCCAAGGACCAACTAATCCAGAAGAACCTTGTTTTTTATCTTCTGAAGCCATTCTCCACTCATCTGGTTCAGGAACATAAAAGTCTGGTTCCATAGTTATATATCTTCTTGAAGATTCGTTCCACGCATCCATTGTGTGATCAGAACCAACAACATACTTCCAATGCTGTCTAGCAACCATAAGTGGAGCTTTAAACTCAAAGGTCATAAAAGCGTGTCTAAATGGTGACATATGATTTTCTCTTGCGAGAAAGTTGATCAGTCTTGCGTCTTGTGTCGTAAGTTCATTTGTTCTATTTTCTTTTGCAAAAGACGCTCTCGCTGCATTTACTACGGAAATATCACTACCCATATAGTCTACAAGTCTTACGTAACCATTATTTAGGACTTTGATTGTACCCTCGTTCTCTGTAAGTGTTTCCTTACTAACAACATCTGGTTCTATTACTTTCATTTCTATAAAATCATTCTTCATAATCGTCACCTGTTTCATAATCATCTGTGTCTATGTCATCATACATCATATCAACATAGGAATCTAGATCTATGTCTTTGTACTTATTTACTATCATATCTTGAAGGTCTTCTGAAAACGTATAAATATCATCTATAGAATCTGCAATGTCTTTTTCTATTGAAAATTCAGGGTCTAATATAAGATCAATAACTATATCATTAATATATATAGATGTATGATTTAAAGATTGTATTATATTTAAATATTTTTTTATATGTTCTATTTTTTCTTCGTTAACTATTTTTTCAACGTTTTCTATTTTTTCGTTTTTAGCTATTTCAGAAAAGATTTTATCAATATCATCTTCAAAATCGCCCATGTTACTTACTGTTTTCTTTTATAAACTTTATTTCGCAAGAGTCTGTTGTGCAGTATGATTCGCCTATTGCGTCTGCAGCCATACCTGCATACACGCCAGTTAAATCTATGGGGAATAAGTTATTTCCTGCTTCGACATACTCAGACTCTTCTATCTGAGTATACGGCATCTGAGGGTACGTGTCGTTTCCACTAGCTAAAAATGACACAGTCTTTAACTGACCATCATACATATGCAGGACCGTCCCAACATGATGTTTTTCTTTATCTTTATCAAATGAAACTGTCACAGAAACAGAATTGTCAGACCAATATCTTTGAGCAGCAGCTGCTAAGGCAATTTTTTCAAAGATAGTTACATCTTTTTCCGATCTATTGGATCCAGATTTAATTGGAAAATACACAACAGACGTAGTATCTGGAGACTCTGATGCTGGCTCTACCCTATAGTTGGCCATTCTAAATAATGGAAGCATTGGGTCGTCATTTGAGAATCTAATCGTTCTATTGAAGAACTTGCCACCTGGAGTCCAGTGAACTCCTGGAGACTCTCCAGCAAGAATGGACACAGTACCGGATGGTTTGATCGTTGTCATTTTGATTGACTCACGAATACCAAGCCACTCTGAGTAGACATTGTCGTATCTTTGGATTGTCTTATATCCTTCATCCATCCAATCTCTTAAGACTGGCATACCGTTGTTGTCTGCAAAGTCTGCAACACCAGACATTGATGTTCCAATTCTTCTATTTCTTTGCATGATCGCGTTTGTTTCTTCCCAGTGTGTTGGTAAAAGCGTAACAGTTTTTGCATATAGGTAGGCAAACTTTAAGGTTCTCTTATAGTCCTCTATCGAATCATGTCTACCAAGATATGTTTCAACAAGTGTACAGCACTCGTAAGACTCCAAAGACTGCTCGGCACATGGATTGAATCCAGAAACTCTATGGTCTTTATTGTTAGCCGGATCAGCAAGTCTTCCATACTTTCTTGCCATATCCATCCATATTACTCCTGGCTCACCATTTCGTGATATACCATCTACTATTGGAGAAAGATCTTGGCCAACAGAAACTTCAACTGAATTATTTGACATCCAACCCCAACCAGGGTTTTCTGAATCATAAGAGTTTCTTTCAGGAAATACCTCTGCGTTCTTTAAGTTAAGAAAGTTCTGATCATCTATTCTACCTATTAGTAGTTCAGCAGAACGACGAACATTTCCAGAAACAACACAAACACCAATAAGGTTTCCTATATCTGCAATATCTTTTCTTGTAAGTCTTTCCCCATTACGATTTTTAAAAATCTTTCTAATGGCTGTGTGAAGTTTAACAAGTGGTGCTGGCCCAGAAGCTGTACCTCCAAAAGTTTTAATGGGAGTACCGAGTGGTCTTATCTCATCATAATTAAATGACATTGGATTTTGATCAGGCTTTAAGTAAGAATTAATAAGAGTGACAGTTGAATCTCTCCAGCCTTCTCTGCTATCTTCTATGGTCTCTACGATTTCTGGTTTATTTGGTTCATATATAACGAAGTCTTTATCTGCACCCTTATCATCAAAGCCAACACCAACACCCAGCATTGATGCTTCCATTAGGAATCCAAACGGCTTTGCTGGATTATGCTTTGTCATCTCAACCGTGCTAACAAATGCACAGTTCTGCAGTGCTGCTGAGTTCTTTTGCACATTAACTATATTTGTGCCCATCATCCATAAGCCACGTCCTGGTGGTGTCCATTTCAAATTAAACAAACGATCAAAGGCTTCTTTTGCAGAAGCTTGTGCTTTTGCGTCATTCCACGGAAGTCTGCTTTTTTTGCAGTGATCTTTCTGCAATGAGTACATGCCATTAATTACTCGTTCGCAAACATCTGTCCAAGTTTCTTTTGTGCCATCTTCTTTAATTCTTGAATATGTGCGAAGAAAGGTGATCTCCCCAACAGAGTTGCCTCCAGCATCTACGTACCCAAAAGGTGCTCTTTTTTGGCGATACTGCTCAACAAAATCGTCAGAAACCTTAAAAGAATACATTGAAATTGATTTTGTATTTGGTACCTGTTGCTCTTCTTGTGTAGCGATTGTCATTTTATCTCCTTGTTTGGTTTCTTTATATAATCAGAATTAGTTTTTCTAAATTCCATGTTTTTGATTTTGTTAATTTTTTCTACTGTATAAGCTCTATGTATTTGTTTTTCAAAGAAGTACCCACTTCTCCAATTAATAACTTTTTCTAAAAAGTTTTCATGATTTATAAAGATACTGCATACGACTGCACCACCATATATTCTTACAATATTCTTTAACTTTTCTGTGACTACTGTTTTATTTTCTTCTGTAATTTCACCAGAGTTATATGCTCTTTCGTAAAGCCAGTTAAAAGCTTGTCTACTCATTGGGGAGTAATCTATCGGATCTATAATACCAGATTTAATAACTTCTTTTCTATAATTTTTAACTTCAAGATCTTTTTCGATTGTCTCTTTGAATAAAGAAAACCAATCTCTTTCATTAAATTGAACCCATCCTGTACACCAAAATAAAAGCCTATGTGGAGGATTCGGAATCGTTGTATTATCAATTACTGGCAAAAGGATTGCACATGATATAGCTTTTTTAACCATCTCATTTGCTTGCTCTTTATCTTTGGATTTATTATAAAAATTGTT